GGACGCCGTCGGAGCGCCCCCACGTCGCCCCAGGCACTGGCACGCCCGCAGGCTCGTCGGCCGAGGCTCCCCGTGAGCCGTCGCCGGCGGGGCGCGACGCGGACGACCGCCCCTCGAAGGCCGGAGGGTGGCTCAACCGAGTGTTGGGCCGCAGAGAAAGCCCTTCGCGTTCCCCCGAGGAGGACGGCCGTTCGGACGGTCCCACCCCCGCCCCCGATGCCACCACGGACCCGAGCACCGCGCCGCCGGTCACGGGGCTCCCGCCCAACGTGCAGGCCGCGTACGACGCGGTGGCCAAGCTGAGCCACGAGGAGCAGGCCGCGCTCGCCTCGCGCGACGGGCCGTTCCAGCGGCTGGCCCAGGGCTTCGTCGACAAGGCCACCGCCCGGCTGCAGAAGCAGCAGGCGGACGGCTCCCGGCAGGCCCAGCTCCGGCAGCTGGCCGAGCAGGAGCAGCAGCTGCGCAACAGCGACCCCTACCAGGCCGCGGAGCTGCGCAACCAGCTGGACGCCTACGCCGCGCAGCAGACCGCCCTCACCGAGATCTGGCGCCTGCACGACGGCCTGTCCATCGAGCCGGCCCTCGCCCGATTGCCCGACGAGGTGCAGCAGGGGCTGCGCCAGAACGTCGGTCCGGGGGTGGAGGGGCGCAAGGCCCTGATGGAGGCCGCGCTCGACGCCTACAAGGCCCGGGTGGTGGCCGAGACCGAGAAGAAGCTGCGCGACGACCCCCGGTTCGCCAAGCAGGTGCTGGCCCGGGCCCGGGGGGGCTACCTCCCCGACGTGGCCCCGGACGACGAGCCCGAGGTGTTCACCAACGGGGTGGGGCACGCCCGCCGGCGCTCCCCCACCGACGCGATGAACTCCTGGCTCCGCCACCCGCCCCGCGGCGCCGGCCTCTAGCCCCCGCTCGAGCACCGTCCGCCCTGCCCCCAGGCTGCACAGGAAACCCGCTGGCGGATGCAGCCGCCGGCCCAGTCGGGCCCCCGCACCCGGGCCCGTGATGGAGCCGACGCGCTATGTCTTACTCCGCCGCGATTGACCGCACCGAAGCCGGGCCGCTTATTCCCGAGGACGCCGCGCACGAGATCATCACCGCGACCGTCGAGAAGTCCTTCGCCCTCTCCACGTTCGACCGGGTGCCCATGAGCCGCAAGCAGCGGCGCCTGCCCATCCTGGACCGGAAGCCCGTCGCCTACTTCGTGAACGGCGACACCGGGATGAAGCAGACGACCGACGCCAAGTGGGACAACCTCTTCCTGAACGCCGAGGAGCTGGCCGTGCTGGTGCCCATCCCGGACACCATCTACGCCGACTCCGAGTACGACCTGTGGTCGCTGCTGAAGCCCCAGATCACCGAGGCGATGGGGGCCAAGATCGACGACGCCGTGCTGTTCGGCACGGGCAAGCCGGCGCTGTGGCCCAACGGCGTGCTGACCGACGCCACCACGGCGGGCAACGCGGTCACCGGGGCCGTCGCCTCCGCGACGCACGACATCTTCGACGACCTCAACGCGGCCCTGATGCTCCTGGAGACGGACGGGTACGAGCCCGACGCCTGGCTGCTGCGGCAGACCATGCGCGGGGTCCTCCGGAACGCCCGTGATGGGTCCCGGGGCTTCCTCTACCCGGCGGCCGGCCCCTCGGCCAGCGGCGCGCAGGACATGAAGTGGTCGGGCGAGGTCTGGAACATCCCGGCCAAGGTCTCCAAGATGGGACTCTCCGGCTTCGCGGCGGGCGCGTCCAACGCCCTGGCCTTCGCCTTCGACACCTCCATGTTCAAGATCGCCATCCGCGACGACATCGAGATGAAGATCTTCACCGAGGGCGCCATAAGTGACGGGGCCGGCGTCGTGCTGCTCAACCTCATGCAGCAGGACGTCAAAGTGTTGCGGGTGACGTTCCGTTTGGCGTGGGTCGCAGCCAACCCGGTCTCGCTGCAGGCGCCGAGCCGGGCCGCCAGCTATCCGGCGTCGGTACTCGTACAAGGCACCTTCGTGGGCGCGCTGGGCGTCGAGGAGGCCCTGGCCCAGAAGGCCCTGGTGGCCGAGAAGCAGGGGGCCCTCCCCGCCGGCGACCGGACGGCCGAGGACGACGCCAACCGCGGGGCCCGGACGGGCACCCGCACGACCAGCACCAGCGGCCGCTAGGCGGGAGAGGGGAAGCGAACGTGGCCGCGCGCAAAGACGCCGACCGGGACGCTCGGGCGGAGAGCACCCTGCGCCCCATCGTGGGCACGCTGGGGGCGACCCCCAAGCTGTCCGCCGACCCGAACGTCGCCACCACCCCCGTGACGGTCACGGGGGAGCAGGCCGGCGGGACGATCCTGCTGGACACCGGGCAGGTGGCCTACACCCAGGAGGGCGCGGTCTCCGCGACCCCCGGCGGGCCGCTGGACCCGACCATCATCCCCGGCCAGTTCGAGGGCGAGGCGCCCCCGCCAGAGGGTGGGGTGCGGATGATCGACCGGGCCACAGCCCCAGGGGGCGAGGCCCGGGGGGCCCAGACCGGGTCGGGCGGGGAGCGGTAGCGCGGTGGTCGCCCCCATCCTGCGCGACGTCCAGCTGACCGTGCCCCGCTCCGGCGCCGCGGGCAGCCAGGGGCGCACCACCGAGGCCCTCGTCTCCTGCTACACCGGGCGGGCGTCGACCAACTGCTACGTGGAGGTGGAGTACGGGACGACCACGGCCTACGGGACGACCACGCCCCGCAGCCCCACGGGGGGCGTCCACGAGCTGCCGGTGGGCGGGCTGACGCCCGGCGGCTACTACCACTTCCGGGTGAAAGCCACCGACCCGACGGACGCCGGGAACCCGACCTACAGCCAGGACTACGCCTGGACGCAGCCGACCGACGAGGTGCCGCCCGGCCCCACCATCGTCAACCAGCCCATGACCGGGATCACCACCACCACGGCCACCGTCAACTGGACGACGAACCCGGCGCAGCCCCCCGGCACGGTGCAGTACAGCGTCAACCCCAACCTCGTGCCCCTGCTCTCGGCCACCGAGACGGGGGGCAACGTGACCACCCACACGCGGCCCCTGACGGGGCTCACCGCGGTGACCCGCTACTACTACCGGATCGTCCAGCCGGGGGTCGTGGGGGGCGCCACCGTGGGCAGCCTGCAGACCTTCGTCACCGTCTGATGGCCATCACCCTGGCCCCCCTGGCCCCGGCCCCGCGCTCGAGCGCGTCGCGGTGCTACGGCCAGTGCACGGTCCTGATGCGGCGGGGCGGGGGGCTGACCACGGCGGACGCCGCCCTGGTGACGCCCTACCTGCCGGGGACCTCCGAGCCGTACCCCGACCCGCTGTACGGGGGCCCGGACGCCACGGAGGCCCTGGTCTTTCCGGTGGCCACCGGGGGCGACGGGGTGGTGGCCCTGTGGGCGGACGCGCCCGGGCGGCTCGAGCTGGAGGCGGTGCACCCCGTCCTGGGGCGCGCCCGGGGGGTGCTCGACCTGGAGCCCGACCCGGACGCGGCGCCCGGGCTGCCGGAGGACCTCGCCCGGCTGGGGGCCACGCAGACCTTCACCGGGATCAACACCTACACCGACGAGATCCACTCGGACGGCGGTTTGGTGCTCAACAGCACCACCTACCTGGCCAACCCCATGAACATCGTGGGCGACCAGGCCATCCTGCCGGACGCCGACAACCGGGGCCGGCTGGGCAGCGTGACCAACCGCCTGCGCCAGGTCTGGACGCGCCTGCTGGACGTGGCCGACGGGCTCACGGTGGGGGGCAAGCCGGTGGCCCCGTCCCCCGACGCGGGGAACGCCCTCGTGTGGCGGGCGAACGGGCTCTACAGCACGGACACCACCGGCGGGGGCGGCGGGGGCCTGGCGACCGACCCGCTGGCCGACGCGAAGGGCGACCTGTTCGCCGCCGGTGGGGCCGACGCGGTGGGGCGGCTGGCGCTGGGGGCGGACGGGCACGTCCTCACCGCGGACAGCGCGCAGACCCTGGGCGTCAAGTGGGCGGCCGCGGCGGGCGGCGGGGGCGGGCTGCCCACCACCGGCGGGGCCATGACCGGGCCCATCGCCTCCGGGGGGAGCGCCGTGCAGGCCGGCGGGGCGCTGGTCGTGACCGGGCCCGGGGCGACCGCGACCGACGCCGTCCTCTACGGGTCGAGCAGCCCGGCCTTCAGCCCGGCGACCACGTCGGCCAGCCGCGAGTACGGGCTGCGCTTCAGCAGCGCCGCCCCGCAGTACCTCTGCGCGGTGCGCTGGTACCGCAGCTCGGTCTCCGCCGGGGCCACCCCGATCCGGGCGGCGCTGTGGGACAGCACCGCCCCGGCCACCCCGGTGTGGAGCACCACCGCCCTGGCCGGCTGGGCGGACGGGGCCACCGGCTGGAAGGAGCAGCGGCTGCCCGCCGGGACGCAGCCCCTGCTGGTCGCCGGGCGCACCTACGTGCTCTCCTACACCGCCTCCGCGGCCGGGGGCTCCGCCACCCGCCAGCTGACCTACACCCCCGTCCCGGACGCGGGATTGACCTTCGCCACCTCCCTGAGCAACACCACCCCGGGGGCCTACCCGGCGACCACGCAGACCGACGCCTACGGGCTCGACGGCGGCTTCCGGGCCAGCCTCTCGCCGCCCGACCCGGCCGAGGCGGGGGCGCTGCGGCTGCCCAACGGGCTGGCCGGCCGGGTGGCCTGGCGCGACGGCGCCGACGGGGCCGACCTCTCCCTGACCATGGACGCCGGCGACCGCCTGGCCCTCGCCGTGGGCGCCACCGCCCTGACCACGAGCGCCACCGCCGGGGCGGCCAGCGCCCTCCCCGGCGTCCCGGCGGGCTACCTGACCGTGGTGGTCAACGGCACGCCGGTGAAGCTGGCCTACTGGAGCGTGTGAGATGGCCACCATCATTTTGCCCAGCGCCGCGCCCCCCGCCCCCCTCCCCCCGGGGCTCGGGCCCATCACCCTGGCCCAGCTCGAGCAGGAGGTGGCCGCGCGCGTGGGGCCGTTCGAGCTGCTGGAGACCAAGGACGCGTCCGCCAGCG